ATGGTAAGTCAGTTGCCGATATGACTCGTGCAAAACAAATGAAATCCCTGTTTCGTATGGTGACTCCTCACTTAACAATCTTAGATATTCCAGCGGTGGTTGTAAACCACACATACAAAGAAATCGGTTTGTTCCCCAAAGATGTAGTGTCTGGTGGAACTGGTGTTTACTACAGTGCTGATAATATCTTTATTATAGGTAGACAACAAGAAAAACAAGGGAAAGATGTTGTAGGATACAACTTTATTATCAATGTCGAGAAGTCAAGATTTGTTCGGGAGAAGTCCAAGATACCCATTGAAGTTACATGGGAAGGTGGCATCAGCAAGTGGTCTGGTCTCCTTGATATGGCTCTTGAGTCTGGTCATGTTGTCAAACCATCAAACGGATGGTATGCGAAATCTGATGACCCAGATGCGCCGAAATTCAGACTTAAAGATACATACACAAAAGACTTTTGGATACCTATCCTTAGTGAAAAAAGTTTCATCCAGTGGATTGAGGATAGATATTTAATGTCAGCAGACTCCATCATGCAGTCTGAAGTAAGCGAAGAGGATATTAAGGATGCTTACTCCGAAGTGTGATAAATGTGGGATTAGTATCGATGAAGAAAACGATACTGGAATATGTTTTCGACATGCTGACGGAGATGCATATCTCTGTGAGAAATGTGTAGAAGAAGTGAAACGAGATTTTTATAATGAGATTAGAACAAACAATACTATCGAATCTGATACATAACGAAGATTATGTCAGACAAGCAATTGCACATTTAAAGGCATCTTATTTCCTAGATGCTGAGTATCGTGAGGTATTCAGATGTATTCGTGATTATGTCACGGCATACAATTCCCCACCACAAGCAAGCGCGCTTAAAATTGCACTACAAGATAACAGAAAGATTACTGAAGACCTTTACGAAAAATGTGAGGAACTTATTAATGGTCTTGGTGAATATGAGGTTGATAACAGATGGTTGATTGACCAAACAGAAAAGTTTTGCAAAGATAAAGCAGTCTACAATGCCATCATGCAGTCAATTCAGATTATCGATGGACAGGACAAAACATATTCGGTAGATTCTCTGCCTTCCATATTGTCAGATGCTCTTAGTGTTGGTTTTGATAATAATATTGGTCACGATTATGTTGGTGACGCGGAAGCACGATTCGATTTCTATCATAGACACGAAGAAAAATTACCATTTGACTTAGAATATTTCAACAAGATTACTGAAGGTGGATTGATAAACAAGACACTCAATATTGCTCTTGCTGGTACAGGTGTGGGTAAATCTCTTTTCATGTGTCATGTGGGTGCAGCCATGATTGCTCAAGGTAAGAATGTTTTGTATATCACATTAGAGATGGCAGAGGAAAGAATCGCTGAAAGAATAGATGCGAACATGATGGATGTTTCCATGCAAGATTTGAGAGACCTATCCAAGTCTATGTACACAGACCGTATTAAGAAAATTCAAAACAAAGTTGATGGCAGATTGATTGTTAAAGAATATCCAACTGCAACTGCCCATGCTGGTCATTTCAGAGCACTTCTTGAAGAGTTGAAACTCAAACAAAACTTTTCTCCAGACATAATTTTTATCGATTATCTAAATATTTGTGTGAGTCAACGACTCCGAAATAATGCTGGTGCAAACTCATATACCATAGTCAAGGCAATTGCTGAGGAACTAAGGGGACTGGCAGTAGAGTATGATTTACCAATAGTATCCGCAACCCAGACCACGCGAGGTGGTTTTAACAACAGTGATGTTGACTTGACAGATACTTCAGAAAGTTTTGGTTTGCCTGCTACTGCTGACTTGATGTTTGCTCTTATAAGTACAGAGGAATTAGAACAACAAGGTCACATGATGGTTAAACAATTGAAGAATAGATATAGTGACCCGACAAGAAACAAACGATTTATGATTGGAGTTGATAGGGCGAAGATGAGATTGTATGATTTAGAAGATGCTCAACAAAATCTAGTAGACTCTGGACAGGTAGATGTACAGCCAGTTTTTGACCAAGGTGCCTTTGGACAAAGATTAGGCTTGGGGGATATTAAAGTATAAATAGGGCTATGATTAGTAAAGTATTATTAGGTGTAATATTAGCTGGAGGCTTTGTTGGGTATTTGTACTACACAAATACGCAAGCAGAACTTATTGAGCTCCGAGAATATAATATGGCGATGGAATTACAAGTCGCTACACAAAATGATACCATAGATAAGATGTCTAAACAATACGAAACACAGGCAAAAGCGCTTGGTGAGTTGACTTCAAAGAATGCTGTTATTGAAGCAGAGATGACAAGATACCTTGACATTTTCCGCAGACATGACCTTAGTAAACTTGCAGCTGCTAAACCAGGCCTTATTGAACCAAGGGTGAACAATGCGACAAAAGATGTATTCGACAGTCTCGAAACTGATTCCAGTTTTGAGTTTGATACTGATAATTAACGGTTGTAGTTTAATACCAAAACAACCGCGTGAGGTAGAAATCAAAACGATAGAGGTGCGTGTGCCTATACAGCATCCTGTATATCCTCGACCAATAGATATGAAAGAACCAAAGTGGTATGTTGTATCTGACAAAAACTTAGACGAATTCCTAGTTAAAATAGAAAAAGAATCTGGAAAGATGGTCTTTATGGCAATGTCTGTACCAGATTACGAATTAATGGCGTATAATCTCCAAGAGATTAAACGATATGTAAAAGAAACCAAAGAAGTGATAGTGTATTACCGAACCGTTATGTCTGATGATGAAGAAAAAGAAAAAGTCACAGGAGAGAAAGATGACGGAAGAGGAAACAAAAACTAAAATATTACCAGCAGATGTAAATGGTGATGGTAAAGTTGATGACGAAGAAAAGGCGATGTATATGGAATTTAAGCGTAGAGAGCTTGAAGACCAAGATGCAATGCGAGACAGTCAACGCAAGATGGCATGGTTTGCTTTGGGTGGTATGTTATTATATCCATTCGCCGTTGTACTCGCTGTGTTATTTGGATTGGAACAAGCAAGTAAGATTCTAGGTGATATGGCAGCTACTTATTTTGTTGCTGTTGCTGGTATCGTAGCAGCTTTCTTTGGGGCTCAGGCTTTCCAAAAAGGCAAATAATTTAAGAGGTGTAAAATCAAATCTTCTCCGAATCAGTGGTTTCAGATTCCCCTTACAATATCAGAAGAACTGAAGGAGGAATTGCTCACATTCGATATAGCTAATGCTAAAAATTATTTTATACACGAACCAGAAGAAAACCATAGACTAGAATTTTTAGAAATATCATTGGACATGATTAAAGAGGTAGCTGATAAGTTCATGGTATCACCTACTAAGGCTACACTGGTTGCTATTGCTCCCACCGATATTGTTCCATGGCATGTCGATGGTCTGTCCCACGATTACCATAGACCAGCGATAGCTTGTTTTCCACTATTTCCCAATTCTAAGACCTATGAATGTACTGAGTACAGGGATGGATTTGTGCCATATTGTGACTCTTACATCTTCAACACGCAAGAAGAACACAGGGCAAAAGCACTGGATACGCGAAGATTAAACCTACAAATATGGTTCCAACAGGACTTTAAGGAACTAAAAAAATTGTCCGATGAAGGTAAGTTGTTGATTTAACTAGGGATTTATTTTCACTTTTTTTCGCTTTGGCCCTTGACATTTGGGGTAAAATATGAGATCATGATCATATAAATTAGAGAAGTGAGAGAAAATATGCAAAAAGAAATCGAAAACCTAAAAGAATTGATAGTGAATGACTATCAAAACTGGACATCTAGGTCTGCTTATTCAGACGAAGAGAGGGACAAAGAAAGGGTCGCTGAATTCGCCTCTAAAATAGAGGTATCAGAAGGTCAGAAATACATCAAAATAATTTCTGACAGGTCTGTTTGGGGTTTCATCGTCAAGACTGAAACCGATAAATTATTCCAAAAGGGTGACATTTTGAAACCCGCTGGTTGGGCTGCCCCCGCTAGGAACAAACCTAGAGGCAATGTCTTTGAGATGTTGGGTGGTAAAGGAACTGGTTGGGTAAGATGGACTGGCCCACAGTACTTACGGTAGGAGGCAGTTATGAGTAGATGCAGAATGGATTCAACTTGTGGAGACACAATTGCTGAAAAAGGTTATCTTAAAACCCAGATAGAAAAATGGGAAAAGATATCCGATGAATTATCTTCAACAGTTAGTCGAGTCAATGATGAGACTAAAGTTATCAAGTACAACGATGTTCCTAGTAACATTTACTTGAAGGTTGAAAGTATTGCTGAAGAGTTGAAACTTTCTGACGCACAGAAAAAGGAACTTGAATCTAATATTGAATACCAAGTTCGCCAAGTGCGTGAGGCAGTTAACAATCTTGAGTCTGAAATTTACAAACTAGTAGAACCATTTGAAGAGTTGCAAAGGGATGCTGAAAACAAGAAAGATGATTTTGAGTACGAACTTGATGACTTGGAATGGGAACTAGAAAAGGCTTCATAAATATTATAGGCAATTACAGAGTGCCTGCTAAAGTCTGTAAAGGTTGATGACCGAACATCCATGAGGGGAATGAAAACGCCCCTCGTCTTTTATATATGGAGAAATTATGAATCAAAATGATATAGTATCGGTGATTACACCCGCTGGTGAGTTTATAGGTAAACTTGCTTTAGAAACAGACACGCGATTGAAATTGAATGACCCACGCATGTTGATTACAACAAATGAAGGCATGGGGTTTGCTAGGGGAGTTTGTCTTACTGGTGTTGAAAATCCAGATGAGATGACTTTTTATTCTGGCGGGATTGTTTTTGTTTCCCCGACCAATGAAGATGTACAAAAATCTTATCGTAAATTTACAAGTGGGATTATAACATGACGGAAAAATTGCAAAAGATTGCTGATGAAATTTCAAAGTGGGATGATGAACACGAACCACTTGCCCAAGAAATTTTGGATGCATACAAGTTTATATATAGATTACTAGACCCAGAAGGGTTTGGATTTGCTGTATCCGCTGAGGTTAGGGATGCTGCTCGAGTAGTCGTAGGACTAGAACCAGTGGAACAAAACTTATATAAGACCAAGGATGAGTGAGGATACCAAACAACTAGAATTAGACCTAGATTTCCCAAAGGAAGAAGAGAAGGAGCCAGAGGTGTCCCATCAAAAATTCGCCCCAGAAGAAATAGAAAATTCAAATCGCATATTTAAGTCTGCTACACCAAAATATGACCTTAGTTGGTATGTGAAATGGATTTCATCTATATTAATATTAGTAGCACTTACAATTAGAGCTGCTGATTACCCACGCATATATGATATGTGGTTTGGGTTTTTTGGTATGATTGGATGGACTTATGTGGGAATTCTTTGGAAAGATAGGGCGATTATCATCATGAATGTTATCAGTACAATCCTTCTGGCTATAGGTCTCTTAACACACTATAGAGGATTATTTTAATGCCACTTTACGAAATCGAAAACACCGAAACAGGTGAAATCTTTGAAGTTATGATGAAGATTGATGACAAAGAAAAAATGTTACAAAAAAATCCACATTTCAAACAAATTCCAAGCGCTCCCAATATCAATAAAGGTGGTGTGGGTGACAGGGTTAAACCCGATGGTGGATTCAAAGATGTTTTATCTAAGATTGCTGATGCAAATCCAACATCTAAACTTGCTGATGACTATGGAAAGAAAGATAAAAAATCAGTCGCTGTCCGTGACAGTATGAAACGAGTCAAAAAGAAATTAGGTTCTATTACAGACGGTTCATAGTATTATGAAGATAATGACATTGTGGGGTGAAGAAGAAGTTCATAACACAAGAATGTGTATACACTGTAAACAGGTAAAACACGAAGAAGAATTTGGTATAAGGTCATATACGAAAAATGGAGTTAAATCAGAAAGAAGAAATGATTGCAATTCCTGTCGTAAAAAAGAAACTAAAATAAGAAATCAATTAAAGAAACAATATCCTAGACCTATTAATAAGGACTATAGATGTCCTAGATGTAATAGAAGTCAACAAGACTTTATTGATGAGGGTAGATTTGTTCATACCAAGAAGAAGTCTATATTTGTTTTAGACCATGACCATGAAACAGGACAATTCAGAGGATGGATATGTGACTACTGTAATACTATATGTGCAAGAGCATACGATGACCCCAGTATATTAGAGGCAAATGCAAGGGCATTAAGAGAATTCAAATTGTGAATATTACCATTATCCGATATTGATTTTTACTGCTATTCCATATAAATATGTTAGTGTCAAATAATTGACACACTCGATTCATAACCGAAAAGAGGACATTGTTATGAAATGGTTTAAAATCATTACTGCAATCTTTTTGATTTCAGTAGTAAATGTGGGGTGTGCTTCAGCCTCTGGTGGTAATTACTATGAAGCAGTGCAAAAGGCAGCAGAAGCGAAAGCGAAAGTGTCTGAAGCACGATATCGAGCTCTTGCTCAAGTCGCATCTAGTGGTGATGGTCAGGCTGCATCCGCAGCTGTTATGGCAATCGCACTATCTAATGATGCTACAATTGTTCCACAGTATGTCGAATCTTCTGCTCTGAAATGGGCGCAAGTCTTGACACCAACTATCGGAACACTAGGATTGGGTATCGTTCAAGCAAATGTTGCTAAGAACGCTGCTAACAAGGCTGCTGAAGTTCAAATGGCTTCTATGCAGGCCAATGCAGATATCCAACTAGGTCAACAAAGTATGATTAGTAACATGGGTGGACAGTGGGCTGATGTCGCAGCTGCTGGTGGGCAAGCAACTGTAGATGTTGCTCTCGCTGGATTTGGTGCATTGAATACCGCTGGTGACCAGACTGTTACACTCGGTCTCGCTGGGTTGGATACTGCTACAGTTGGTATGAACAATCTCAATGAGTTGGGTCAGTTTGGTATGACTACTATTGGTGCAGTCTCTACCACTGGTATGAACAATCTCGTTGGGTTGGGTCAGTACGGTATTGATGCAGCTGAAACTCTAGGTATTCAAGGTATGTTGGGTATTCATGAGACCAATGAAGATTGGTTAACTTATACCGCTAGTAGTGATACTAACTTTGCTACGATTCTCGCAGACTTTAACGCGACAATCAAACAATTTGGAACAGATTTGGGAACCCCTATCACATGTAACGCTGATGCAAACGGAGTGTTTACTTGTCAATAATTACATAAAAGTTGTATAAATATAGGGGACAATAAGTCCCCTTTTTTAATTATGAGGTAATATTATGGAAAAGAAAGAAATAAAGAAAGTATTGGATGGTGCAGAATTCGTGATGAAGGACATGCCTGAAGAGTTAAAAGAAGTTTTGAAAACACAAATTGTGAATCCAAAACTAATGGATGAATTTGATAACTTATACGATGAAGATATCGATGCTGAAACAGTCAAAGCATTATCCCACGCATTAGAATTAGACTACATTGAAAAATGGAAAGTCTTTGCTCAAATGAAACTCCTAGAAAAGAATTTTGCTATTGCTGAACAGGCAAGGGTTGCTTTGCGTGAACAATTAACAACTGCTAATGCCAATGTTCAAGTTCTTTTGAGGAACTATGAAGAGAAAAAAATTGGATTAGACCACGAAATAAAAGAGAAACTAAAAGTAAAAGAAGAACTTAAATTAGTTCGTGCTGAATTGAAGAACCTTAAAAAGAAGACGCCTGAATTATAAATAGTGGCAAACAAAATGTTTATGGAAAGAGTTAATGGTCGGATTTTTATCATATCTAAACGAAGATGCACAGGGCAAGAACCTACATCTTGAACACCTAGAAGACGAAATATTAAATTTCGGAATAGGTGGAGCTCGTGGTGCAATTAATTTCTTACAGGCATTGAGAGATATGTTGTCGGGAAGTTCTCGTTCATCCGTAAATATGACAGTTAAATGGGACGGTGCTCCTGCTATATTTGCTGGTATTGACCCCAGTGATGGTAAATTTTTTGTTGCTAAGAAAGGTGTATTCAATAAGACACCACTATTATATAAGTCCACACAAGAAATAAGCAAAGACAGTAAATTGCCACAGGCATTAAAACCCGCCTTTACAATCGCGTTACAAGAATTTAGCAAACTCGGCATCAAGAGTGTATTACAGGGTGACTTAATGTTTACACAGGCATCTCTTGAATCTGAAACTATAGATGGTGAGAGGTACACCACATTCCAACCAAACACTATAGTCTATGCTATTCCAAAGATGTCAGAACTGGAACAAAGAATTAAAGCTGCTAAGATTGGTGTTGTTTGGCACACATCATATACAGGTAACACATTAGAAGGTATGAAGGCATCTTTTGGTGTAAACATTAGTAGTCTTAGAAAATCAAGAAGTGTCTGGATGGATGATGCTAGTTATAGAGATACTAGTGGAACTTCTACATTTACGCAAACAGAGACATCTGCTGTTACTACAAAACTATCCGAGTGTGGTAGAATATTTAAGAAAATAAATTCAGCACAATTAAACAATTTCTTAAAATTTCAAAATGGGTTTTCTGGAAAAATGGTTGGCGCCAATATCAAAACCTATAATAATTCAAAAGTAAAGGTTGGTGCGAAGATAACTAATGTCTCTGGCCATGTGTCTGGATACGCAAAGTGGGTAGAAGACAAATTTGATACAGAGATAAATAAGTTAAAAACGGAACAGTCACAGAAAAAACTAGAGATAAAAAAGAAAGAAACTTTAAGGGAACTAAATCAATATACTGCTCTTCTTATAAATGTTATCAATTTTCAGAACTCTATGGTAGATGCTAAAATGATAATTGTTAGTAAACTAAATAGAGTAAAACAGTTGATGGATACTTTTGTCAGAACTAAACAAGGATTTAAAGTTACAAATCCAGAAGGATATGTTGCAATCGATAGGGTGTCTGGTAATGCTGTTAAACTGGTAGACAGAATGGAATTTAGTTATAATAACTTTACTGCAATTAAGGCGTGGGATAGATGAAAACATTAGTATATGCATTTGGAAGGATGAACCCGCCTACTGCTGGTCATGGAAAACTTGTACAGAAGGTAAAACAACTTGCTCAAAGAGAAAGAGCAGACCACCTTATTGTAGTTAGTCACAGTCAAGATAAACATAAGAACCCATTGACCCCACAGAAAAAAGTTGCCCATCTTAAAAAGATGTTCACAGGAACTAAATTCAAGGCATCTGATAGAGTCAACCCAAACTTCATAAAACAATTAGGTCTACTTACAGGAAAGTATGATAAGGTTATTATGGTTGCTGGTTCAGATAGGGTTCAAGAATTCCAGAGGATACTGGATAGATACAATGGTAAGGATTTTAAATTTGACGAAATAGATGTAATCTCTGCTGGACAAAGAGACCCAGACGCGGAAGGCGTAACTGGTATAAGTGCTAGTAAGATGAGACTGTTCGCCAAGAACAATGATTTTAACTCATTCAAAAGAGGGTTGCCCGCTGGTTATAGTGGGTCTCAAGCTTTATTCAAAGATGTGAAGAGTGGGATGGAGTTAAAGGAAGATAAACACTACACTTTTTCACAATTTTTAAGAGGATAAAATATGTCAAAATATCTAAAGGGTTTATTACCCACAACAGGATTGAAGTTCGACCCTAGTTCGGCACCTCATGGATACGCAGACCCCACTTCTAGTGGCGATGCTTTTTTACCAGACCTTGATTTCCCAAATGGGAAATGGGGATTATTCGGGGCAAAATCAAGTGGGCCTGGCATCAGTGAACCAACTGATTTACCAGATGAATACTATGAAGAAGTAGCAGATAGAGAAGAACTTCTTGAACAACTAAAAGAGGATGAAGGAGTAAAATATGAAATCTATCTCGACCACCTTGGGTACGCCACCTGTGGTATCGGTCATCTCCTCAAAGATGGGGACGAAGAATATAACAAAGAAGTCGGAACCGAAGTCTCAGAAGAAAGAGTCATTGAACTCTTCAAACAAGATATCGGAATTGCCTGCCGAGACGCCGTTAATTTATACGGCTGGTCTGGATTTTGTGAGTGGCCAGAGGAAGTCCAAAATATCTGTATTAATATGATATTCAATATGGGTATGACTAGACTTAGCAAGTTTAAAAACATGCACAAGGCATTAGAACAACAGAATTGGAAACAAGCAGCCATTGAAGGCCGCGACTCTAAATGGTACACACAAGTAACCAATAGAGCAGAAAGATTAATGAGTAAACTTGAAGAAGTATAAACTGTATTTACACGGACGAATACACAAACAGGGAAGGATATGAACAAATGGAGTGGATACTAGATTTAGCTATGACTTTTTGGATGTGGACGGTATTAATTGCCATCATCTTGATAGGTTGGATTATTGATAGATTAGACATGAGGGAAGAGACAGGATTAACATTTTCAATGAAGGAAATGCCAGTCTTAAAACCAATTGTCATAGAGACAAAGGGTAAGGGGTTTTGGAAATCAATGCTTCATTGGTTTTTGTCTACAAGAAATTGGGAAGTAACCAAAGACTGGCACTACACAATAGATGATATTGAGTATGTTATTCCGAAAGGATTTCAGTTTGATGGTGCTAGTATTCCAAAATTTCTGAGAACATTTTTTTCTCCAGTAGGTATAATGCTGGTTGGTGGATTGGTACATGATTATGGATATAAGTATGAGACTTTGCTAATGAAAGGCAAAAAGAAAACAGTTGGAATTAAAGACCAAAAGTGGATGGATGAAGTATTCAAAGACATTAATATTAATGTTAATGGGTTCTATCTATTTAACATTCTATCTTATTGGTCATTGAGATTGGCTGGATTCATTGCTTGGAATGGGCATAGGAAACGGAACTTATCACCAAATATTTAATAAGGTTAAATTATGACAGAAGTAGAATTGGTACAAAAATATAGCAACAAACTTGCTGAGTTGAACGAATTGCGAGACAGTGGTATGCTTAGTTTTGACGAATATAATGATTTAGTTGAGGACTTTCGAGATGTAAAAGCAATCGAAGCAGATATTGATGACCCCAAGTTAAAAGTATTTGCTAGTGCGGTAGTCAATAGTGTCTCATCCCAGATTAAAACATTATAAATAGTCTTACTATGGAAAAGACTTTTGCAGACTTTGTAGACATACCAGAGCTTGAAGAAGGTGTCAATGACCCTGCCATTTTCAAGGCAATTTTCCTTGCCGGCGGGCCTGGGTCTGGTAAGTCTTTCATGGTTGGACAAACAGGTCTAACTGGATTGGGTTTCAAGATAGTCAACTCCGACCAACAATTTGAAATCGCCTTAAAAAAAGCAGGATTAACTCAAAAACCAGAAGATATATTCTCAACAAAAGGTCAATCTCTCAGAGACCGAGCTAAATTACTCACTGGAAAAAAACAAGATGGATATCTTGGTGGTAGACTTGGATTAGTCATTGATGGTACTGGTAGAGAGTACGACAAAATCTCAAAACAAAAAACAGAACTAGAAAAACTGGGATATGAAACTGCCATGATAATGGTAAATACATCCCTACAAACTGCTGTTGGCAGAGACCAAGCAAGAGACAGGACATTGGGTAAGNCCGCTATCACTCCAATGTGGAAAGCGGTTCAGACAAAACATTGGTANATTTTCAAACCTTTTTAAANNNNATATGTACATCGTAGANAATTCNGATGGTGCNGATTTTAAAANAGGTGCATTGTCTGTATATAGAAGTCTTATGTCTTGGTCAAAGAGACCACCTCAAGACAGGCGGGCAAAAGCATGGATTAAAAACGAAAAACAAAAACGCAATATCAAAGAAGAAAAAAAGAACTGTGGATGTGGACAAGACCCTTGTATCACATATGGCAAAAAAGAATTAAAACAAAAAATTAAAGAAGAATTACCACCGCATTTAAAAAGACATTTCGATAAGAAAGGAAATGTAGTACAGGGTACATGGAAAGATGGTAAGTGGAGTCCGAACAAGAAACAACCAAAAATCAAGACCACTATCAGAGATGTGACACCAAAAGGATATGGCCCAACCGAAGATATCAAGAACATGGATATGGGTGATGTAATCACAGATTTCTATAATAGTGATGCACCTCAGTTCAAAGGTAAATCTAAAAAGAAACGCAGAGAGATGGCGATTGCCGCTAAACTTTCTACTGAAGGAGTTTTTGACAGGGATTCTAAATCAAACTCTTTTAACAGAACTAAGTCTAAAACCACAAAAGTAAAAATGGGTACTAAGGGTGGTAAACCAGTATACGGAAAATCTACCACACCTCAAGGATTCCCAAAACTATCAGAAGATTTAAGAAAGTGGTTTGGTAAAGGTAAGAAGGGGGATTGGATTCGCGTAGGCACAGACGGTGACATCAAGGGAGATTGTGCAAGAGAGCCTGGCGAGGGTAAACCGAAGTGTATGCCTAGAGACAAAGCACACAGTATGTCTAAAAAAGACAGGGCGACATCTGCCAGAAGGAAACGCAGAGAAGACCCAGTTGCAGATAGAAAAGGTAAAGGTGGAAAACCAGTAATGGTTAAAACCGATGTCAAAGAAGATGTTCAAATTAGTAGGTACGAATGGGGTAGACCAGATGGTACTGCTTATATGAAAGCGCTGACGCCTGGCGAGCCTGGTAAGACAACTAAAAAGAACAGGTCTAACGGAAACAAGAAACATTACAAGGCAGTAATGGAAGCAGGAGATAAAGAAGAATTAAAATCAATATCATCTGCAACTCATGACCAAATGCATAAAGATGTAGATGGGACTCAAGATGACTTTGAAGGAATCATTACTCTTGATACTATGGATAATGATTGGACTGCAATATTCACAGAACCAGAAATAGAAGCGATTGAACACGAAGTTGATGAACTTTCATTTGAAGATATGATGGGTCTGGGGATGTATGACAAAGAAGAATTAGAAGACTTTGAAGCATTTGACCAAGATATAGATTGGCATGATGATATACAAATAACTGAGGTTCTATCTATTCAAGGTAGAATGAAAAGGCGATTCGCTGCTAGGAGAAATAGACAAAAACTTAAAGTTGCTCGTATGAGGGCATCAAGAAGGGCTGCTGACCCTGCTAGGTTGAAGAAGCGTGCTACTCGTGGTGCGAGGAATATGCTTAAGAATAGGATTGCTAGGGGTAGGGATTTAACTGCATTGCCACCCGCTGAGAAGGCTCGTATTGAAGGTATGGTAATGAGATTTTCTGGATTAGTATCTAGGATTGCTCAGAGAATGATACCTATTGTTCGTAGGAATGAGATGAAAAGATTGAAATCTGGGTCAAGACAGAAATCACAAAAGGCGAAGAAGTATAATCCTAAGAAAGCATTAGCTTCTGCTTCAAAACAGAAGGGTAAAAAGTTTAAAGCAAGTAAGAAAACCTTTGCTAAACCAAAATTAGCAAGTAAACCAAAGGCGGCAACAAAAACGAAATGATAAAATTTACAGAACTATTAGAAAAAAATGTACCGACCAATCCAAAGTTATGGTCTAAGTTTAAATCACAGGCGAAATCAAAGTTTGATGTCTATCCCTCAGCATACGCGAATGGGTGGGCTGCCAAACAATATAAGAAAGCTGGTGGTGGATGGAAGACTGTATCAGAAGAACTATCAGAGGAGACTGGCGAACAAATCACCATCATTAGTGAAGAGGGTGAAAAGAAGAAAGTCAAACTGGGTAAAGTTCAGAGAGGCGGTAGTAAGAAATTTTATGTACATGTCAAAAACGATAAAGGTAATGTTGTCAAGGTATCGTTTGGTGACCCAAATATGGAAATAAAACGAGATGACCCAGAACGCAGAAAGTCATTTCGTGCAAGGCACAATTGCGACAATCCAGGCCCTCGCTGGAAGGCAAGATACTGGAGTTGTAAGCAATGGAGGGCCGGTTCCAAAGTAGAGGATTAGTATGATTGAGTGGTTAAAAAAGATATTCTACGAGGAGTGGGAAATAACAATTTTCTATCCTGCTGAAACTAGAGTATTAGCAGATGGAACCAGAGTCGAAAGTCTAAAACCAAAAACATATAGGGCAAAAGCTCTAAAAAAGATATCTGAGAAACATTTTAAGTTTATTGATACTGAAGGTGTACTACATGAAATAAAAGTAGTCAACCCAGTTGGATACGATATTAAAAAGGTGTATTAATGGAAGGACAAAGTATTAGTTCAGTTCCACCTGTATCCAGTATTGCTTCTTCATGGAGTGATAGACAGGTTGTTACAAGAGTATATTCTGGTGATAATGGACAAGTTAAAGTTCAACAGGATATATACAATATAACTGTATATGACGCGATGGGTAACAAACAAACTGTGACAACTTCACACAGTATTGATTACCTAGTTTAATTATGTTCCTGTGATTGGTATCCCTAGCACTTGAACTTTATAAATAATACCTATAAACGAATTTATATTGGAGATACCAAATGTCCAGCAACTTAGACAGAATAATTAGAGAAGTCCTCACAGAAGGACAAAGTACTCTATTAGAAGCGGATATGTCAAGGAGACTTGATATGTTAGTGAGACAGGGATTAATGCCTGCATCACAATTACCTATTTTAAAACGCGGTTTAGAGAAATTCAACCAAGGTAAAGTGCCTGCTCCGAATGAAAGAAACGCGGTCAACACACTATTAAACGGTATGATGTTCATCGTATTGGGTGACGATACTGTATTCAATAGAGCAAGAACCTCTGTACAACAGAAAAAATATCAAACAGAAGACTTAGAGGAATGTAAATCCGAAGAAGATTTCAAACCTCATATGATGTATGACCCTAAGACAGGCAAAGGCGTAAAAGCAGAAACTTACGAAGACCATGTAAAATTAGATAAAAAGGGATATACTCACGAGAAACCAGATGTTACTGAAGAATATGAGATAGTATCTGAAGCATATAAAACTGGTCACAAGTCTTATACCGATGCAGTTAATCACGCAATGGATCATCACAAAAAAGGTGGATTAGAATCTTCAGCAGATGACAGGGCACAACATATAGGTCTGGATTCCAAAAAGCCAGGCGAGGGTAAAACTACTCGCGTGAATCTTCCTGCTAAAGATAAAAATGGCAAGAAACATATGGTTCATATGCAAGTCTATAACAAGGGTGGTTCACATCCATATGAGTTAAACACATACTCAAGTACAACAAAAGCATTGCAAAAAGAAGAACAACAGTTAGATGAGTATGGTGCAATGAGAAACGATAATCCATCTGCAAATACTGGTGGAATGAGAATTTCAAATAAAGACGCAGCTGCTGCCAAAGAAAGAGCAAAGAAAAAGAGTGCAGAGAAACGCGACAAGTTATCAAACATTATCAAAAAGAATACCATCCAGAAGGGCCCCATGAAAGGTTACATGACGGATGAAACTAATCAAGAGGAACAACAAATGAAAATAGATTGGTCTAAAAATCCTTTCGCTCAAGCAAAAGCAATGGAGGAAGGTGCATTTAAACGAATGGCCACCGATGCTGAAGAAAATAGATTAGCCGCAGAAAGGAAGGCCAAGAAATTATCTGCTAAGAAAAGTAAAGAAGAAAAAGATACAGACCCCGGCATAGAGGAATCTGAATATTCAAGACCCAAAGAGAAATCTGAGGACGAAACCAAAAAGATAAAGGCAAAGATGAAGGCGAAAGCAGAAGAAAAGCCTAACTATCAATCAGAAGGTGTCGCTAAGAATACTCTTGATATCTATCAGGCACATGCTGATGCGAAGGGTAAGAAAACCCTCAAGTCTATTAGTAAACAAATGAATAAGGCGGTTACTAAAGCCAACGCAAAACTAAAGGAAGACTTAGAAGGTTTACCAGAGTTGGATGACATGGACTTAGAGATGCAAGAGAACTATCAGTCACCTACTAAGAACAACTATTCTGATAAAGAACTTAGACAGGCCAAAGGTATCGCATTTGATAAGAGATACAAAGGTGGTAACATGACAGGTGCTGCTAAGGCAATGGAAAAAATCAAGAAAGGTTTATCCGACCATCCTGTTGCCTCTAAAGCATTACGAAAGGCAAATGAAGAACATTTAAAAGCCGAATATATTGACATGTTTGATGTAGAAAATTTCTCAGATATCTTTGAAATGGATTATAAAGAAAAATTTCAATCCATGTTAAAAAAGACAGGTAAGAAATTATCAGATATGTCCGATGAAGATAAGAAGAAATTCTTCAATAAAGTAGATGGCGCTCATACAGCAGTAAATGAAAACAAAGCATTCAGAGATGCTGCTAGGGACTACGCGAAAGATGATAAAAGAGGTCTTGCACCGACTAAGAAGGATGCACCTAAAGTATCAGACGCGAAGAACGCTAAAGAAATCGAACATATCGTACCTCAAATGAGGAAAGCAATATCAGTAGGTAAAAAGGTGCAATTTAAAGATGGGAAACATCACACAGTTTCTAAAGCACATGCCGCTAAATTCTTGAATAAATATATGAGTGGCAAACCTCAAGATAAAGAAAAGATGCAATCGCATGCCCACGCAAGTCATAAGAACTTCATGGATCATGCAAAATAGTTTTAATAACCAAAAACACATAGGAGAGAAAAAATGAGTGGATGGGGAGCAACTGATTCAGACGAATCAAAACCAAAGTGGTTAACAGCAGACCAGAAAGAAGATGTCATTGCTAACTCTAGTGGTTGGGTTGTAAAGGCTGGGTCAACTATGACAGGAAATGGCAGAACTGGTGCCACTCCAGAAGTTCTAGTTGCACTTGGTTCACTTGCAACTTCACTAGGACAAGCAACTATTGATGCTGTAGATTGGGAGTCAACAACATTTGATGTCTCAGCTGGTGGTCAGATTATAGTTAATGTTCACTACAATGAGGAAATCACAGTCGCTGGTGCTTCACCTCTAATGTATGTAGAGAACGGTCAAGAAGGTGGCGGTTCAGCATCTAGTGTTACATTAACAATGGATGGAAGTTTACCGTTTACTGGTGACAAACTTACATTCAGTAATACAATTGGTGCCGGTGGTTCAACGATTTCTGCTGGTGATGTTTTAACATTCGCAGCTCAATCGATTAACCTCAACGGTTCTACAATGGTAGACAAAATCGGTGGTGGAAATGCGGAGAGAGCAATCTCAGCTGCACAATCAACCGCTGGTGGAACAATTACCGCAGTAGCATAAGGAGCTGAAACATGTGTAAATGTTGCAAGTGTTGTACATGTACATGTCCAGAGTGTAACTAATGGCTGATAGTAAACTTTCAGAATTAACGGCTGCTACATCTGTAGCAGCCGCTGATACCTTTTATCTAGTACAAAGTTCTACTAGTAAAGGTGTGACAGCTGCGAATCTATTCGCTGATGTGGCGACACCTGTATCTTTTTCGGATAAGGTATCAATCGCAGACGCGGATACAGTAACAGGGCCAGGCGCAGTCTCAGTCACAACGAATGTGACCAGACTGACAAACCCAAGCACAGGTGGTACACTAACCATTGCTGCTGGGACAGAAGGTCAATTGAAAATTATTGTCATGGATGGTAATTCTAGTGCAGTGACGCTGACACTGGATGATTCGGACTTAGGTCACGATACCATAACATTCAATAATAAAGGCGATACGGCAACCCTCATATATACTAATAGTAAATGGTGGTTGATAGGGGGAACTGCCACAGTCGCTAACTAATAATATTAAAAGATTTATGAATGATTGAATTGAATGACGATAATTACCTAGTTTATGCATTAAAGAATTACAATAGTCCAGAATGTTCTGGTATGGATGATTTTGAAGAAGATGTAAAGCGGTTTAAATATTTAAAAAGACTGTTTCGTAGATATGAAAGAACAGATACTTTAAATGATAGACTAATTCTAAATCATCTAATTGTATTATATAATGTATTTGATAAGGCGGCCACGCCTTTATTGTTTTTTAAAATAGATAGAGAACATTGGTCTATATTAAAAACATTTTTGGTATTCTTAAACAGAATGCCTATGGAACAAATAGTCACTGGTGGTGTTAGAGGAGATGATATTCAACTCGACATGAAAGTGATAAACATATTAAGGAAAATTTAGTGTCCAGAATAGTAGACAGTCTTATTGCATATCGAATACTTAGGATGTTCTCGCAACCTATTAAGAAACATCCAGCGTATTTGATGGGGATTGTTGATGCAGACGGTAACAAATTAAAAGAACCATCTGGTTCTCAAGAGTTGGATGCCTACACATTACTGGACAAACTCGCTTTTAAAATAAAACGAGCTTTAATGAAGTCTCCAGATAGAACTGCCAAGAGACTTCTCACATTTGCTGCCGCTATTGCAATTCTACGAGAGAACAAAGATGTAGAAGAAATGCAAGATGGTGAGTTTGAGGCGCTGATTGATTTATATTCACAAGATGACATTGTAATAAAAGAATCAAAAATGTTAGAAATGGGAAGGACACCTTTCTCCTATTTCGCTTTAAACGAAGAGATTGCAAATGTAGCTGGCCCGATGGGTGGTGGTGCAATTGCTGGGATAGGAACTGGCGCTCAAGGCGAGCCTGGCAGGAACCCTAACTTAATGCCTCTTCAACGAAGGAAGAAGAAGAGGCGAGTAAATGGCAAATAGTATCGAAACCAAGGTAGCAGTATTAGAACAAGACCTCAGACAAATGGGTGGATTGTTTGATAGGCTTGATATATCCATAGAAAAAATCACAGAACTAAATATTAGTATAAAGGAAGTTTTGGCGGTGCATGAACAAAGGATAACTGCCACGGAGGTAGACATAGAGAGAACATACGATACATTTGAGGAAAAGTACGAACAATTACACTCTCGTATATCAACAGTAAACCGAGAGATATCTAAAGAACTCAAAGACAATACTGCTTCCGTACAGGATGCATTGAAGGATATTACTGCTTTAATATCAGAACACGCGAGTCAGCATGACGATAGAATAAGGGCACTTGAGAAGAGACAATGGATGATGATGGGTGCTGCTGCTGTTTTGGGCTTTCTAATAGGCAATACCGAGTTTTTCCAACTCATTTTTTCTTAAAATAATTAAAAAAAGACTTGACATTTGGCCTAGTCTGGCGTATAATGTACCATATTATGATTTATGTAGATGTGAAATATATAAACTTGATATCTCATCACTTTGAGAAATTCAAGAAAAAGAATGATTATCTTTGGAATGTAAGATGCCCGTTCTGTG